CGGGGACAACGCCATCCGCCAGCTCAACGCCTGTATCGACATCTACAACGAAGTAAGGAGTAAGCAATGAAGTGGGATTTAAAAGCGTGCGTAACGCTGATAGCCAGCCTATCCTTGATGGGCGTAATTGTCAGCATGATTTGGATGTTTATACAAGCCGTTCTTGATCCTACAGTGGATGACAAGGTTGTGTTTGATATTGTTGGCCCCGCATTCCAATCAATTTGTGGCGGGTTTTTGGGCCTGATTACAGGCATTCATATTGGATCAAAAGATGACAAATCTGAGTGAACACTTTAGCCTTGACGAGGCTACCTATAGCGAAACCGCTCTCCGGATGCATATCAATAACCAGCCAGACGAGCGCCAGTTGGGCAACATGAAGTCTGCCGCTGAACAGTTGGAGAAGGTGCGCGATGTCACAGGCCCAATTCGTGTTAATTCTTGGCTACGTCTGCCCGATGTCAATGTGGCTGTTGGCGGCTCTAAGGTGTCGTCCCATATGGATGGGTGGGCCATTGACTGCTCTTCTAATGCTCATACTCCTTACGAGTTATGCCAACTTGTTTTGAAGGCTGGGATCAAGTTTGACCAGATGATCCATGAGTATGGCCGTTGGATGCACATCAGTTTTGCTCCGGAGATGCGCCAGCAAGAATTGACCATTTTTAAGCCCGAAGGCAAGTACAAACCCAGCATTCTGACCGAGGCTGAGTACCATGCCAAAGTTGCTTAAAAAGGGGCTAAACAATACAATGGTGTATACCATAATCGGGGGGATATAGCGTGACTACAGCCGTTGTGATGACTTATGACTCTTTAGTCAACAATATTCAGATTTATCTGGAGCGCACGGACGCCACCACCATCCAGTACATCCCCACGTTTATCATGCTTGCGGAGCAGTGTATTGCCTCCGAAATCAAGTTTTTGGGCAATTTAACGGTAGCAGAATCGACCATGACCGCCAACAATGCGGTGATTCCAAAGCCGGCAAGATGGCATAAAACAACGTCCATGAATGTGACTGTAAATGGTAGCAAACAACCTATTTTGCTCAGAACATATGAGTATTTGCGTTCCTATGCCCCAGATGCTACGGCTACATCTACACCCTTGTTTTATGCAGATTATGACTACAACAATTGGCTTGTAGCCCCAACCCCTGACCAAAACTATGCTTTTGAGGTCATTTACTATGAGCGAGTTCAGCCTCTAGATTCCTCAAATCAGACCAATTGGTTCACCATTTATGCTCCCCAAGCCTTGCTTTATGGGTCTTTGTTGCAGGCTATGCCTTACCTCAAGAACGACGACCGCGTCCCAATGTGGCAGGCTCAATACAACAACATCATCAACACGCTCAAGTCTGAGAATACTCAGCGTATCGGTGATCGCCAAGCAACGGTACTTGACACATGAGTTATACCTCGCCCTTTACTGGCGACGTCATTCAACCAACAGACGTCAGTTATGCCAGTTACAACCTCACGGCCAACATTCAGTTGCAGTGGCCATCCAACACCAATGGGTTGCAAAACCCTGCGGCGCGGATCATGGACGTCTATCAAAATGGTTCGTATACCCTTACGATGCCAGACGCCACGCAAGTATCTGTTGGCCAAGACGCCCTTATCCGCAACACCAGTTCAACTGCGGTCAACGTCCTAGCGTATGGCGGAAGTGTTATATGTACTGTGGCTGGTGGGCAGTCTCAATACATTTACCTCACCAACAACACTACAACCGGCGGCGGCTGGGGAATTATTGCCTTTGGCTCTACAACCTCATCCTCAAACGCCTCAGCCCTTGCAGGGTTGGGTTTGCTGGCCATCACCACCACCCTTAACCAAAGCCACCCAGTAGCGTCTTTTTCTAATGGGTACACATTTAGAGCAAGCGACCGCGCCCAAGTGGCTGAATGGAATGGCGGGGCTGGTACAGCAACATTGCCTTTGGCCTCGACCCTCGGCAACAACTGGTTCACTATTTTCAAGAATAACGGCTCTGGCACGCTGACAATTAACTGCTCTGGCTCAGATACCATTGACCAGTTAGTAACCAAGTCATTCAACCCTAACGAGTCTGCCTTCATCATGTGTGATGGCACAAACTATGTGACGGTGGGTTATGGAACTAGTTCGGTATTTTTCTTTACCGCTTTGGTAAAGCCTGTTACGGGCGGAACCTACTACCTGACAACCTACGAGATTGCCTCGATCATTCAAGAATACGTGGGTTCGTTGACATCAAACGTGACTGTGGTTTACCCGCAAGTCGTTAACTTGTATGTGATTTCTAACCAGACCACAGATAACGGCCACACATTGACGGTGACCACTGGTGTATCTGGTTCGGCCTCTGCATTGATTCCACCCGGACAGCAGGCCACCTTGGTTTGCGACGGAACCAACTTCTTTAATGCTAACACCGTTCAGGCTGGTGCAACCTCTTTGAACTTGGTGAACGGCTCGGTGACAACACCTGCTATTAACTTTGCGGCCGAGACCAACACCGGTATCTGGCGTTCTGGCGTAGGTGAGTTTGATATATCCATTTTGGGTACAAACCGATTTGCTTTGACCTCGACTGGCCTGACTATTCAGGGTATTGGTAACTTCATCAACGGCATCTCTGGAGGCACTTTCTAATGACCGCAAAAGTCTTTGCCTTTGATACCCAGCCGGGCGTACAGCGTGACGGTACAACATTCGACAAGAACTTCTACAACGATGGTCGCTGGGTGCGTTTCCAGCGTGGCCGCCCCCGCAAGATTCTTGGCTATCGCGAGATCATCAACAACTTAGCAGGCCCCTCTCGCGGCATCTATGTCAACCCTCAGGCGGCATTCAGTTACGTCTATAGCGGTTATTCTGATGGCTTGCAGGTATTGCCTATTGACAATAACGGTATTGGCTCATCACTTGTTGATTGGACTCTTACAGGGTTTACACCTAGTCCAAATAACTTGTGGCAATTTGATTCATTGTTTGATGCGACCGGTACAGGTAAAGAAACATTGTTGGCCCACCCCGGCCAAAACTTGTCAGACATCAACAACGTCATCAATACCTATGTTTTGGGTGGCGATGTAACAGGTTCAAGTGCGGCTCCAATTGGCATTTTTACGGCCGTAGGATCGTTTTCTAGCGGCGCGACAACCATTACCCTACCTACGTCCAATATTTTGATTGGCGCCGGCCAAACAGTATCTGGAACTAATATTCAAGCAGGCACAACTGTTGTCTCGATTACTGGTACTACGGTCACAATTTCACTACCTACAACTGGCGTTGGCTCTAGCGTTACGCTAACTTTTGATAATCAAATCAAAGTGTCTGGCGGCGTAGTTGTTTTACACCCTTACGTGTTTGTGTATGGCAACAATGGCTTGATTAAGAATTGCGCGGCAGGTGATACCACCAATTGGATCTCTGCTGACTCAAACGAAACAAACGTGGCGTCTACCAAGATCGTTCAGGGTTTACCCGTACGTGGCGGTTCTAATGCGCCATCCGGTTTGTTTTGGTCTTTGGACTCTTTGATTCGCGTTTCCTACACCCCAACGACTGTGACTGTTGGCGGTGTAGCAAGCACGTTCTACTGGCGTTATGACATCATCTCAAGCCAGACATCCATCATGTCATCGCAATGCGTGATCGAATACGACGGTATCTATTATTGGATCGGTGTTGACCGGTTTATGCTCTACAACGGTGTTGTTAAGGAAATCCCTAACAACATGAACCAAAACTACTTTTTTGATAATTTGAATTATGCGGCACGTGAAAAGGTCTATGCGACCAAAGTCCCTCGGTACGGAGAGGTTTGGTGGTTCTACCCTCGAGGAACTTCAACTGAATGTAACGATGCCATCATCTACAACATCCGAGAAAACTGCTGGTATGACGCCGGAACAGCGCTTGGCTCTCGTCGCTCTGCTGGCTATTTCTCGCAAGTATTTCACTACCCCATCAACGCATCATGGGAACCAAATGGCACAGGCGGCGTTAATTCAGTAACCATCAGCAATCAGGGTTCTGGCTATACCAATGGATCGTATCCATTGACTCCGTTGACCGGCGGCACTGGGGCAGGGGCTTTTGCTGACATTACTGTTGCAGGCAATAAAGTGACTATTTGTAATGTGACCGTGCGTGGCTTAGGTTATACGGTTGGCGATTTTTTGTCAGCCACCCTGCCCGGCGGAGCAGGTTTTGTTTTGACGGTCAATTCGACCATGACGTTCGTGTCCCTATACCAGCACGAGATTGGCGTTGATGCCATCAAGATTGGATCGGTACAAGCGATTGAGTCTTATTTTGAAACTAATGACCTTGGCTGGGTCTCTGGTGGCCCTTCTCAGACTTCTCCGGTGGGTGACAACCGCTGGCTCAGAATTGAGCGCCTAGAGCCTGATTTTGTGCAAAGCGGGCCAATGGATTGCTACATCACGGGTCGTCCTTTTGCCCAATCTAGCGATGCAACAACTGGGCCATACACGTTTTATCCAGACACCAACAAGATTGACATGAAAGAACAGCGCCGCGAGTTGCGCGTGAAGTTTGTGTCTAATGTCCAAGGCGGTAATTATCAAGTGGGTCGCATCTTGATCGATGGCGACTACGGTGACGTTCGTGGCTATTAACACCGCACCTCTCGTCGATCCTCGCTATATGGAGTTTCCAGA